AGCCGTTTCACCGGATGCTGTCGTGATCGTCGCTGTCTGGGCCATGATAAATCATAGCCTGAAAATCGCTTAAGGCGGGGTTACAGCGGGTGAGACCACGCCCATTTCGTCAGCCGAACAATGCCCCACCAAGCATAGAAGGCGAGGATGACCGCTATCAGCGCTCCACCGGCTAAACTAACCACGCTATTAAGCTGATCGCTCACGCCGTTTATCTCGGCTGCACCACGTAGGGTTTTGATGAAGAGGCCGCCCATCTCAGCGACACTCAAACAAGGCTTCGAGTGCGCGAGCGCCAATGCCAGCGAAAAATACCAGCGCGATCAGCCACCATGCCATCCTCAGCACCCCGTTACTCTGTTAGCCGTGCGGCGGGATTCAGTATCCCGTGTGTGAATTAGCCGTGCGCCTACGGTCGTCCATGTCTTCATCCTCGAATGACACGGCGTTGACCGGGGCCGCGAACGTCAGCGCGAGCGCATCGCCCATATCAGGGGAGGCGAGCCCGCGCTTTTTCATGTCGTCTTTCTTTTCGAGAATGATGGCGTTGTCTGCGTCGTAACCATACTCCACTGAGGTCAAATCCGCAATAAGCTGAGGGTCATCTAGGATGCACCCGCCCTTTAGCCAGTCTCGCATAGCGGCCCACATTTCGGCGCGACGGTTGCGAACCTTCATGGTCTCGTCTGACAGGGTGAGCCCTAGCGGCTTTGATCCAAAGTTCACGCCAAGCACCGGCTCACGGAGCATGCGGAGACGATCAACCACGCCGGCGCCTAGGCCAGTCTCATCCACAAAGATGATGTCAGCTCCGTAGGTTTTACGAAGCCTAGCAGCTTCGGCCGCCACGAACATGGTGTCCTTATTCCGGTGATGCGTCCACTTAAACGATTTAGCATCGCGCCCCTTGCGGACAGCGATAACCGTTTCGTCGTCTCCGAAACGGGCCACGTCAACGCCAATGATAACCGGCTCCCATTTCTCGGGCTGCGGCTTGCGAGCGGCAGCCTCATCAACGATGTCGCCCGGAATGAACTGCGTGGAGCCTGCGCGAGGAAACTGCCCCTTGACGCGGATGCGAACGAAGTCGCTATCCTCGCCGTAGTCGTCAATCCATTGCTGGATCTGGCCCTTGTTCGTAATCGCTACCGTGCGGCTATCAATCTGTTTGCTCATCCAGCGGTGGCGATAGCGGCCAAAGCACTCCTTGAAGCGCCCAGTGTTGCGGGTGGGGTTGCCACGAACGAGCCAAAGTATCTCAGTCTCCGCGTCGGTAAGCGCCCCCTCAGTAGTCTCCCAAATCACGTCATCAATGGCGCTGGCTTCATCGAACAGCACGAAGATGCGCTTACCCTGGTTGTGAAGGCCAGCAAACGCTTCAACGTTGTGAGCGCTCCACGGAATCGTATCAATGCGCCAGGTTCGCTCGTGCTCTTTCAGAGACGAATGGATGCTGGTTGCCTGGAGCGTGAAAAGCTCCCTCAGGGGAGGGATGAGCAGGTGATACCACTTCGACATTTCCGCCCAAGTCTTGGTGCGGAGCTGCGTATCTGTGTTGGCCGTGACGACGCCACGCGTATCCTCGCACGTCATCAGCGCCCATTGCGTCACCCATGAGCCGTCACAGCTCTTGCCGATGCCGTGGCCTGAAGCGATGGCTTCCAGCACTGGCTTATAAGGGTTGGCGCGTAGGCTAGCACCGATGGCGTTTAGGTGGTCAATCTGCCATTCGTCAGGGCCACGCTTATCGGCCAAGCTCGTTCCGGGCACACCCCATTGATAGGCGTAGCGCACGAACCCAGCGGGGTCATGCGTCAGTGCGGCGAGGTCATCGGCAAGCGCCGACGCAACGTCAGTGGACAGGAGATGCTTGGGTTTCGCTACGGGCACGGCGACGGGCAGCTTCTAGGACACCTGCGAAGCCTTCGTTAACCGTAACCTCGACTTCCTGCTTAAACATGCCTAGGTGCTGGCCGATAAGCTGAAGCGTTGCAGGCTTGGGCGCAAAGCGCAGTGTGAAGTTTCCGGCCTTGTCCCATCCCCAGCCGACAATGGCTTTGCGGATATGGACGGGCAGCTTGGCTATCTGCTCTGGGCCGGCAATGCGGATAGGCTCACCTGTGGCTTCATCGATCACTGTTGCGATGTCAGCCGGGTCATAGAACGCCAGCATGGCGAGCTCTTCTAGCACCCGCTCTACGGTGGCTTCAGCCTTAGCTGAGGCCTTCTCAACCTTAACAGCAACAGCGGCGGCAATCTTCGCATTGCTTAACAGGCGTGAAGCTTGTTGTGCGGCAGTGGCGGGTGAGTATCCTGTACGGATAGCAGCCTGTGTGCCGTTGCGGTCGATTAGGTATTCTTCGACAAAGCGAGCCTGTTTAGGCGTCAGCCCGTTACTCTCGGCACTCATATAGATCACGCTTCCGGCGACCGAATAAATTCTTGAGGGTTTAGAGTAGCATGGGGAAGGGTTAGCGTGGGGTTACTATAGCTGGCTTCGGTCTCTTAGGGCTTCACGGAGAGTGAGAGCGCCAGTAGGGGTAGCTACTGCTAGGCCGGCTAGTAGGTTGCGGCTGTTTCTGTTCGCAGGGTCAAAGGCAGCCATGCTAGAGCGGACGTTGCGTGGGTCACGAACAATCAGTTCAAGCCCAGATATTCCGCCGTCGCCTGTGAGTTCGCGCATCAAGTCCTCGTCACCCGGAGACCTGTGGCCAACGTCACCGCGAGCGGTTATCACATCGCGCCTAGCCACCGTATCAACACCGTCAAGATGACGTGGCCAAGAATAGCCCTCTGGGACGGGAAAGCCCTGGATTGCCTGCGGCCCGTCATACACTTTACCTTCAAGTTTCATAAGACGTAACTTCTCATAAAGTATTTGTAAGTTCTGTACAGTAAGTAGCTCTTCACGTACTGAAGGAATCTCTTCAGCGATAATACTTATAGTTTCATCACCGATACCATAAGATAGTATATCTGTGTATAGCTGTAGTTCTGTCTGTCCTAAGATACGGAAGCAGTTAATAGCTATCTGACATAGCTCATAATAATATATGTCATTTGGCTCAATAGAAGCTGTTTCCATAGTTTCTAAATGTTCAACAAGTTCATACATTTCCATAATTCACCTCAAAAATTATAAGCAAGCATATTTACTATTGTAAATATAAGCACGTTTATTACAGTAGTTTTCCCATTCAGTGTCTGACTGATTTTCTTCACGAGTTATGAAGTCACCATTCACTAGGTAGTTATCTACATAATAAGAAACAGGATACTCAAATTCCCCTGTTTCTAATAAGTGTTCTAATTTTTCTGGCCATAGGGATATGCTGGCATCATTACCCCATAAATCTTTTACATCTTCATAACGTGTTTCTAAAGCATCCTCTACAAAGTCTCTGTGTACACTTATCATTTTGGTTTTTCCTAATAAAAAACCTCCAGTCACGGAGGTTTATCTTTTTCACTAAATAAATCTTTGATTACTTGCCAACAAAACCAAACAACAAACCAAAGCATTAAGAGGGCAGCTAATAGCTTGAATACGGTAATAGCTACAAAGGCTATTGCTATAAGACAAACCACTAGCAATACAAAGCTAATGATTTTCCCCATAGTATTACCTATGAGTTGATAGTGTCATTGGGGTCAAAAGACTCTTGGATAGCTTGTTGCATAGCAACGTCATTGTTATGGACACAGAGAGCTAATACATAGCCTTCTAATTCCCATAACTTATCACGTGCAGAAGTAGCTGCTTTTTCAATAGCATACTTAGCACCTAATTCAGCATTGAAGTTGGATTTATCAACACAAGCTGTAGATTCGATAGCTAATGTAAAGTCCACTGTACCCATTGGTAATACAGCTACAGCTACAGTCGTAGTAGTGCCTTCAACAATGTGGGTCTTGTACTGAACATGTTGCATCAAATTATCAATATGTTCTTTAGGTACACGTGGAGCATCTAAACCAAGTTGGTTAATGTCTGCTTCCATACGTGTATCCATAGGGGTATCTTCAATTGTTTCCATAATGGAATACCTTATTTAATTGGTTTGATATTTCACTCGTACTGGCTCAGTGAGTGACTCTGATGAGGTACTTTTATCCATACTGCCTAGATTATTATTCCTACTTTGGCTTCGTTAGATGGATTAACTAAGCCATTTCGTTTGTTCCTTCATTGGTGATAACCCACACCTGTATAAACCAATTAACCAAATAAGCTATCAGGCTCTTCACGCTTAGGCTTAGAAGAGGATTCAACTAAGGTATCAACAATAGAGCCTAGTGTTTCTTCAGTATCATCTAAGCTGTCTTCTGTGGTACTAGCCGAAGCAAAAACACTATCAGCTTCTTTAGCTTGTTTGGTTTCAGTAACTACTTCAGTATCT